TAGGCTGAGTTCTTAGTTTCCATAAAGGAGATTGATTATGGAAATGAGTTCGACTAACCTTTTGTGGTTTTTAGCCTTTGTCTTCCTTGCTGGGGGCAATGGATTTGGGGGACTGTTTGGGAATAACCGTGTACCGATGGGACCGCCCCCTGCTACTCAGGCAGATTTGACAATGGGTCTTAATAATCAGAGTATCATGAACGAACTGAACGCTTTGGGTTTGGCTACTGCTAATAATAATTATGAGACTGCCCGTCTTATTTCTGACCAGAATCTTCTGATGGCAACTCAGAATAATACCAACCAGATTAATGTTATTCAGGGTTTCAATCAGATTGCTGGAAAGATTGACGCACTCTCCGCACAGATGGCAAGCTGTTGCTGTGAAATCAAGACGCAGATGCTTCAGGATAGGCTCGTTGACGCACAGGCTAAGATTGTGGCACAGCAGTCTACGATTTCTAATAACGAACAGACTCAGTACCTTTTGGCTCAGATGGGTAAGTGGGTAGCGAACGCTCCTGCCGCTACCGCATAAAAGCCTAATTCTCATGGAGAGGGGATAACTCCCCTCTCCGAAGGGGGACTATGCTTGAATACTTAAAGAAACACATTCTTGAAGAAATAGATGGAGCGCAGGACTATTGGACAAAAGCCCTTGAACATAAGGGTACGGAATGGGGTTGTGTGTTTCGCAAGATGGCAGAGATGGAACTTGAACACGCTAACGCCCTGACGAAGATGTTCAATAAAATGGAAAAGCCGAAAGCCGTTACCGATGCCGAATATGCTGAAATGCATAAAGCTATCCTCGATGCTTATGCAGAGGGCATGGGTAAAGTCGAAGCAATGAAAAAATTATATTGGGCTGAATGAAATGAAACTCATAGTCAAAGAACATGTTAGTGCAGTAGTCCAGCCCGTAGTCAAAACCTATACTATTATTACTGAAGCTACTGACTCCATCAATAAAATTCCGCTTTCTATCGGGTTAGAAAAAGGCGATATTCTCGTTTATAAAGGTGCTGGAAAAATAGAAAGACTTCCCGTTGGTACGAATGGGCAAGTGCTTACTGCGGATTCCTCTGCACCTCTTGGCATTAAATGGGCGTGAGCGACCCGTTATACTCCTGATTGCCCCGTAGAACGATTCTACGGGGCTTTTATTATTTACCCTATAAACTATCGCCTAACGACCTTTGTGCCTGTCTGATGAAGTTTCCTGTCCATTGGGGAGTGCAATCTTACATCCTCGGCGTTCTGCAAATCGTCTATATTCAGATACCGTTTCGTTACCTCAATATCCTTATGGTTCAATGCCCTCGATACCATATAAATATCATGGGTGGAATTGTATAACTCCAACGCATAGAACCGCCTGAAGTCATGGAAATGATGCATCCTGATTCCAGCCTCAGAACAAAGCCTACGGAGAACTTCCTTTGCTCCGTAGGTGGATAATGCTACCCCGTCCATTTTCAGCCAGAACGGGTCAGTGGGTTTCACATCCTCTAAGCAATTCAGATATGCTTTGACAGCTTTTGTTGTGGCAGAACCGAAAGAATGAATGTGATACCGCTGGTCTTTTTCATGGGTTATTATTTCAGCGTTCTTTATATCTACATCCTGCATCTTCAGTTCTAATAATGACCGTCTGCGGATTCCTGTATCCGAAAGAATCATAATCATTGCTATATCCCTCTCAGGGAAATTGCTGTGCTGTTTGGCAGTCTTTATCATAAGCTGGATTTCTTCAGCGGTTATCCCTGCTATCGGCTTTACCGTATATTTCTTCAGGCGCACTTTCAGCGTTGGGCATTTGCTGTCGATGTCGTATTCGTTCCAATACCAATTCACGAATGATTTCAAATGTCTCCAAATGAAATCCACTCCACCCTGATTATGCTCTTGCGAATACTCATCTATGATACAGCGCAAATCATCCGCAGTCACAGCGGACAATTCATCCTGTGTTAATTCTGTAAGTTGGGGAATATAAATTCGTTCGCCTAAATCCTTATAAATGGATATTGTCGATAACGAACATGATGTGCTTTTATCCCGAAGGTATTCGTTGTAGATGCCCCTGATTGCTCCCTTGCGCCGTATCAGTGGGTTACTTTTGCATACTCTCGCCATTGTGAATCCTTTCCTTAAGAAAACCTCGCAACGGCGTGAGTGTGTGGTTACGGGGTTCTTCCCCGTAACCTTAACACAACTGCGCTTTGATTTGCGCCCCCAGAGGGAGTCGAACCCCCAACCTCCTGATTCGAAGATGGGGCTATCTCACGCCGTTGATTTACTCGTAGAAATACTCTGTTTCTATGCTGATAAATCCCCTTATCAGTTGGTTACTATAACGGTAGATATGAATCTACCAGAACCCCTAATATTTCCCAATTATTTACTTCTCTTCTTGGCACTTCAATAGTGCGGACATGAGGTGCAGACAGTTCAATATTTGTTGAACCCCAATGCAGTTTCTTGTAGAGGATTTCTTTTGAATCCCTTTTCTGAATTATGACATAATCACCGTCAGCGCATTGCTTCTGTTGATGGAATATTAGGTAATGGGATTTTGCCAGATAATCTGGTTCAAGAGTATCATCCCGAACGAGAAGGGCATAGCACTCTTCACGGGGATAATCTTTGATTTCCGATTCTGTGATTGAAATATAATCCTCAGTCCAAAAAGAATTTCGACTAACACTCCATACGGAAACTGTTCCTATAACAGGAATCCTTATATAAAGGGAACTGCTCGGCGGTTGGTACTCTGCCAATGCATCAATGGAAACTCCATAGAATTTAGCGATAGCTATTGCATTATCCAACGAAGGGGAATATTCTCCCTTTTTCCATTTTCCTACGGCTGTATCGCTTACGCCCAACGCATTGGCAAGGGCTAAATTCGATGTCCCATTTTCAAGCATTAGTCTATTGAGATTTTCAACGAATGACATTTGTCACCTCATTCTTATGACATATGTAACTATCACAAAACTCCAACATATCTTGACATCATTGCAATGTTGGAGTAAGATAGAGGAGTAGAGAGTAATCGGCATAACTTTACCAGAGCAACCGCCGATTACCCCCAAAACCTACAACGACACTCGAAGGGAGTGCCATCATATTAACCTCGCAAACCTATTTTAAAACACTCCCTTCCTGATGTCAATGCTGACAAACATCATAAGAAAGGAGTGTATTTATTTTGGAAACCCCCACGAAAAGCTATAAACCCAAAGAAGTGGCTGAAAAGCTGGGCTGTACTACGGAGAACATTTACCGCTTAGTGAAGTACGGTCAACTAAAAGCCTTCTACATTGGCAAAAAGCGGAATATGCGTATCACAGATAAAGACCTACAGGATTTTCTGGAACGCATGGAAGTACGCAAAAAGGAATTTGCTGATGGATAAGACTGACCTTTATTGGCAAAGGCAGTTAGGAGAGTTGGAACGCAGGGTCGAAAAACTTGAAGCTGAAGCAGAAGCACGAAGGGCAAACCCGACTAACGATTCTGACTACTACACAATAAACGAATTTGCCAAAGCATTAGGAGTAAGCCGTTTGACCGTCAGCAGGAGAATCCGAAGCGGAATTATCGAAGCGGTAAAAATCGGGAAAACGTGGCGAATACCACGGACTGAATTAGGAAAGATATTTGGAGAATGAATATGAAACTGACAGCAGAAGTCGAACTGAAAAGCATACATGACCTTGTTTTGCTGGACACGCTTATTGACGCATGGAAAGCAAAATGGGAAAAAGAAGATAAGGAATTGAAGTATGAAGATGCCGATGAAGAATCAGATGATTGTGACGATGAATCCTGTGAAGACCTTGACGATGCCGATGCGAAAGCGCATGAAGAAGCACTCGCCAAATTCGCAAAATGTTTACGGGATTCTGGTATCGCTGATATTAGCTTTACTTATTGCGGTTCAACAAAACCTCATATGAAAAAGAAATAAAAAACGCCTGTAACCTATTGGCGTAGATTACAGGCTCAGAACGGAAAGGATTTCATTGACAAAAAGGATTATATCATGAATAACGAATTAGCAACTAAGCCCACGGCGGAAATGACTTCCGCAATCGAACAGGTAGTAATTGACGGTGACCTCTCCAAACTCACCGCAGAACAGAGATTGTCCTATTACAAGACAGTCTGTGAATCCGTAGGGCTGAACCCCTACACTCGCCCCTTTGATTACATTCGGCTGAACGGCAAGCTCACGCTTTACGCTCGGAAAGATGCAACTGACCAACTCAGAAAACTGAATAATGTCAATATTGACGATTGTTCCGTGAATGATGACGGGGATTGGTTTGTGGTGACAGTCAAGGGTTCCGATGCCACAGGGCGTAAGGATGTAGAAATCGGTGCGGTCAACAAAAAAGATATGCAAGGCAATTATGGCAATGCATTAATGAAAGCAGTGACCAAAGCGAAAAGACGTTTAACCCTTTCCCTTTGTGGTCTTGGCTGGCTGGATGAAACAGAAATCGAAACCATCCCCTCTGCACAGGCTGTTATCGTGGATGATTCAGGAAACATCGCAGGGCAAGCGAGAATTGAAAATAACAATGTTTTCAATACGCAAAGGATAAATAATACCCCTATGCTGGAAAAGCCCGTAGAAGCGCAGGAAAAGCCTGTATTTGATGAAACGGAATTACTCCGTAACTGGAAGCACCGTGCCGACCTTCCGTCCATGACCTTAGAGGATGCCTGTCAGGTAGTCGATGGAAAAGGAAAAGAATACGGTACGCATACCGTGGAGCAACTTTTCTACATGATGAACGCAATCACGAAAAAACTTCCTACCCTGAAAACTCAGGAAACAAAGGATGTTTACATGATGAAGCTCAGTGCCATCAATGAAATCCTTTCAGCGAAAGCTAACGCACAGATGGCATTGGAAACTCCGAAGGACCCGTTTGTAAAGGGGGAATAAATGGCACACGTTGTAAATGAACAGACATCTGAGATTTCTCAGAAGATAAAGCATCAAATCTGTCAGGCGAAAGTCAAGGCTTGGGATAAAAGAATCGGGGCTAACTCCATGAAGATTTACACAATGTATTTTGAAATGCGTTGTGATTTCGATGACGAAAAGGACCCTGAAGGTGTGGTCAAGACCTGTTGCCAAAAAATCCTGAACTCCCTTGGGTATTGCTTTTACTGCCTAATCAAATATGACATAGCAGATTATGAATACGATGCGGAAGAAACCTTCCTGCAAGTAGAAGAATAGTTTTATTCGTATTGCACTCCTGAAAACGAAGGGGACTGTGTGGATGCAGTCCCCTTCAAGGAGAGGAAAAATGGCAACGAGAAGAATGATTTCATCAATAGTTTTAGAGTCGGACGCTTTCCTTGAATTGCCTTTGAGCAGTCAGGCTCTTTACACTCACTTAATTCTGCAAGCCGATGCATGGGGATTCCTCTCAAACCTGAACAATACGAGAAGAATGATTGGAGCGACACAGGAAGATGTGGACTTTCTGGAGAAAACAGGGTTTATTATTCGGTTCAAAGGAACTCCAACGGTTTGTATAACACACTGGAATATGATGAACACCCTCAAAGAAAAGGGGAAATCAGAATTTCCAGAAAAGAAACTTGTCAAGTTGGATGGTGGGGTTTACTTCCTGCGGTCAACAAAAGACATATTAGATGACGATGAAGATGAGGACTAAATGATTACAAGAGAAAATATTGCGAACATGATGGATTTATTGGTAACGGCATACGGATTCAAAGCGTTTCCGACAGACAACCCTCAGAAAATGAAAAAGACTGTAGACCTTTGGGCAATCATGTTTGAACAGGATGACCCGAAAGAAGTGCTGGTTGCGGTAAAGGACTGTATTGCTACCTTGCAGTTTCCCCCGAAAATTGCGGACATCAAAATGCGTATCGCACAGAACCGCTTGGCTGGTCAGATGACTGAAACTGAAGCATGGGCATTGATTCGGAAAGCTGTTGAGGATGCCACAAGCAGAGAAAAGGCACAGGAGATATTTGACAATCTGCCGAAAATCATACAGCGGACAGTAGGAAGTCCATCACAGCTTAGAGGTTGGAGAGTTGTAGACGATTCCCAATTTGAGACTGTAGTAGCAAGCAACTGCCAGAGGACCTACAGGATGTTGGCTGAAAAAGAAGCTGGATACCATGCCCTCACTCCTGATGTTCAGCAAGCGGAGCAGTGGAGAATCGACAAGCCGAAGCAAGCGGAACTGCCAGAACCAGAAAAGCCTAAGAAGGTGAAGTTTGAAAAGCCCGATTGGATGAAACGGCGTGAAGCAAATGGAGAGGTGTTTGAATGACTATTACTCCTGTATTAGATAAAGCTACAGGGTACAACGTAGCGACAGATGAAGCTGTGATTCTTCAGGAAGATGTGGATTGGATGAAAGAACTCATCGGAAACATTCGGAACACAAAAGACAGCAGAATCATTCGGGATGCTGAAAAGGATTTCCACGATGAAATGCTGGAACGGTATGGGGGAAAGGTGGCAGGGGAACTCCTGTTGAGAGTATGGAAACACACAGCAAAATAAAACGATGCCCTTTATGTGGTGGGATTGCTTTCACAGGTGTAACAGAACCACTATATCATGTGAAATGTTACGGTGACTGCAAAATTCGGGAATACGGGAAAACGAAAGAAGAAGCAATAGAGAGGTGGAACGCTATGACGAAAGAACAAGCAATGAAGAAATTCAAAAACCAGACCCTTACAGGGGAAGAGCTTGCGGAACTTTTGGAAAAGAGAATCGCAGACAGAGAACTGACAAAAGAAGAAGCAGAGGATGAATATCAGGATTATATGCATCGCTGGGAAAGATGGCAGGAGTGGTAAGATGGGCGAAATCAACAGAAAACTATTCGGTAAAACGGCTATGACCTCGGCAGAATCTTTGAAGCACGCTGATATGTTTTGCGAAGTGCTGAAAGAGCTAACACCATACGACCAATATGTAGTAAAAGACCAGCGGAATATGCTTGCTGACTGTGTTCATGCCCTTGGAGAAAAAGGTGCTACAGAACTCTTGGGTAAGCTGGGCGTTTGGCTGGTCCTGCACAATGTTCATTCCGCTCAACGATGAGCGTGTCGTATTCAAACCTTTTATAAGCATTGTGGGGATGTACCCCGTGCCACTGGAATGTTAGAGGAGGACTCCTAAAACTGACTCTTTTTTTACCAACTATCCTACAAGGTACAAAAATCCTGTTGCCTACTCTGGGGAAACCAGCGGAGTAGCTTTTTTGAGAAGTGAAGCGGAATGAGCGAAGATAAATATTGGTGGAATAAAAACAGAGCAAAACAACTGATTCGATTTGACGGTCTGAAGTATGGGAACATCACCCCGACAGATATAGACGGTCTTATCGAATACCAGAATAAATTATGGGTATTGTTTGAAGCGAAGTATGCCGATAAAGATGTTCCGAACGGACAGAGATTGGCATTGGAGAGATTTGTACAAAATGTAAAAGGTGCTGGTAAGCATGGGATTGCCATGATAGTACAGCATGACGTAAAAGATACGGGAAAGGAAGTATTTTTGGGAAGTTGTAAGGTAAGGGAAATATATACTACTGAAAATCCGAATTGGAAAACGATAAATTTTCCGATAACGGCAAAGATAATGTCCGATATTTACATAAAGTTATACGAGTGAGGTAATATGTATCCACATTTTATTGAGGTACACGACATAGAAGATGAACAGGATGTAATGTCTATCAACATAGACAACATCTGCAATTTTCATGTCGATAAAGATGGTATGACGGTTATCAGAACAATTGGTAATATCTATTACTTTATCTCAGAATCCTACGATGAAGTAAAGAAGCTCATTACCGATTCAGGATGTCTCATCCAGATGGGTGACCCTCGGCTGGACACGAAGCATCCGCTGACGAAAGAAGATATAAAAAATATGGGTGTCGGAGAACCTGTTTGGCATAGCAACAAAATGATGTGGTACATCATTAGTGAATGGAGCGATTTAGAAAGTTTCTATGTATGCCTAATGAGTCACAAGAACTATATCGACATGAATGAGGAAGACCTAATCAAAACCCCATTGTACAGAATGAAGGTGACCGATGAATCCGCTTGACCCATGTCCTTTTTGTGGGTCTGACCATGTCGGCATTGCTGATAGATGGACGATAGACCATAAGCAACAGTTCGCTGTTTGGTGCTACGAGTGCCAGAATCACAGCACTTGGCGGTATGCCAAAGAAACGGCTGTTGCTGAGTGGAAGATGGCTTGTGAAAGAGCGAAGGTAGTTGTACCGATGAGAGGTGAATGATGCAGTGGTATTTGTTCATGGGATTTCTCGTATCGACATTGGCGTTTTACCTTCTTGGCGATAGAGACGGGGAGAACAGAAGCATAGACGGGTTGATTATCTGGCTTGTCATCAATGGCACAATATTGGTTTGGCTTGTTGCGACATGGTGGGCAAAGAGGTGAAGATGGAAACGCTACCGATTGATTTTTGGCTTGGCACGATTGGTTTACTGATTGCTTTTTACATTATCGGGCGGGGGTTACTAATTGCGGTAATGATTTCCTTTATGACTACAACTACTGTCCGTGGTGTGGTGTCCACAAAGACCAGAAGACCCTAAAAGATTACATGAGCGAAGAAGATAGCGCATTGACAAAGGCTATCAAAGAACAGCTTCATAATGATTGTAAAGCCTGTCAGGAAAGTGGATACGAACTAATGGATTGCCCATTTTGTCCGGGGAAAATGATGAAACATTTTTGTGATTATGTAAAGGAGAATTGTGACAAAGTACAACGCCAAGAAAACGGTGATTGATGGGATTACCTTTGCGAGTCAGCTTGAGGGAGAGAGATTTAAACAACTCAAGTTATTGCAACAGGCAGGAGAAATTGAAGGGCTTAAGCTACAAGATGAGTTCCAGATTGCGAGAGGTTGGATAAACCCTGAGACAGGAGAGAAAATCAAGAGCGCATTTTATATTGGAGACTTCACTTACTTTGATAACCGCACTATGCGATGGATAGTCGAGGACACTAAAGGACAGGAGACAGATTTGTTCAGGCTGAAGTGGAAGTTAGTGCAGAGTCAGTACAGGGATTACGAGTTCAGGAAAGTGACGAGGGATGAGGTATGAGCGAACTGAAACCCGTCCGCTGCGGATGCGGCGGAGAAGCAAAGGTGGATTGGACGGTCATCAATGGCGCATACATGACAGGAGTTGTCTGTCAAAAGTGCGGGATGAAGACAGCGTCTTTTTATGACAGAGATGATAAAGACAAAGTTATCGCCGAAGCAATCGAAGTATGGAATCGGGCAATGGGAAGTACCGAGAAATCCTCGACAGTTGAGCGGACTGCGAAGGTGGTTGAGCATGATGCAAGTGTTACCGACACAGATGGTTACAAGTATCATCGGTCTGAATACCTCTGCGGTGCTTGCAAAAAGAAGGTAATCGGTGGTGACGATTACTGTTCGCATTGTGGGGCGAAACTAATTTGGAATGATGAAGATATTCCGATGGAGTATTTTGAAAATGGGGGAATATGAGTGAAGACCTTATCCGCAGACAGGATGCGAGAAATGCCGTGAGGAATCTTGGGGATGACTATGTGGCAAGGCTGAAAATGCTGTTGTTGATAGAAGAACTACCATCTGCAGAGTCAGAGCGGACAGCTAAAGTGATTGAGTTGGATAAACGAAGCGAAACTATGATGGGATGGGAAGGAAAGTGTAGTAACTGCGGTTCATACACTATTCACGAGATGGATTACTGTCATGGATGCGGAGCAAGATTGGAGTGGGAATAATGAAGACGTTAGCAGAAGTAGTGTTCGCAAGAGCATGTTGCGATGAAGACAAGGACATCGAAGAGCTTAGCTGTAATAGATGCCCTTACCATAACTTGAACAGGGGCTGGCTTGAATGTGCGAGACAGCTTGTCAAGGACGAAAGCATATACCTAAAGAAGTACCTGAATGAATTACAGAAGGGGAAAGTAAGTGGAGAATACTATAATGCGTGGCGTGAGGATCAAAACAAAATCCGTGACCTGACTGTAAACATGGAGAGACTTCAAGATAAGATAAGAGCGTTAAAGGAGAACGCATATCAAGTTGGGTATAACGAGGGCGTAAAGGATGGTAAGGAATACGCTATTGATGACGGTTGGACATATCAAGGTGGCTCATGACCCTAACGATACCTCTCGGTGCGTTCATCCTACTGTGGGTGATACTTGCGATACTCTCATGGCATTGGTTTAAATGAAAATAGCCCCTTTCGGGGCTATTTTCTCGGAGGTATCAAAACGCACATGAAGAAGTTGTTTTACCAAATTCTATTATATCATGTAAGCAATTAACAATCAACTAAATAAATGCAAAAAACTCCTATAGTAAAATAGATATAGAGAATTTGGGCTGGTAATATACCAGAAGAAAGAAGAGAGAGGTGAAACATGAGTGAGATTGAAAAGAACGAAATGCTTGAAGCGGTTGAATGTGGAGAAGCTAAATTCCAATACGTTCAGCCC